TCATTTTGTAAAAGGTTTTGTATTTCATATATGTCATATTGAAACGTAACATCTGCAACAACATAATCTATATCAGCTGCAGTTGAATCAAAACTAATTCCCGATAAATTAAGTGGAAATAAATTTTTAAATTTAATATTCATTTGAGCATTCATGTTACTTGTAAGAATGGTCAATGTTCCATCAGCGGTTAATTTGTTTTCATCTTTAAGTTTTTTGTATTTTTCGGCCGCAGCTTTATCGGGAATACCCATTCCAATAATCCAATCATATATGGATAACCAATTTTTCATATTTTCATCCACTACAAAACGTATAGATAATTCCTCAAAGGAAACCTCATCCCCTGAATATTGAATATTTTTTAGTGGAGTTGGAAATTCTACTCCGCCGAGAGAAATGCCTGGAACATTAGCGGCTTGACAAAAGTAATTTACCTCTGGAAAATTGGATAGTACAAATCGAAATCCAATCGGTGAGAGATAACTTATATTACTTGGTAAGTTTTGTAGTGCCGACATAGAATATTCCTTTCTATATTATTTATATGGCATAAAAAAAGGGAAGACCAGTTTCCCAATCTTCCCTCTTCTTTTAATGAATCGTAAAGATTACATTAAGTTGGTTACACGAACAAGTCTGTAATACCAGTTCTGGTTAGCTGTAAGAGCACCAGTTGCTGGGTCTGTGCTGTAACTGAACGGATTCGCTACCATTCCGTAACGTGTCTTAAATCCGATCTTTGGTTGGAAAGTATTCTCACCAACCGCACGTACCATTTGTAGTGGAACGTATGGGCAGTAGAACAATCCAGCATCGTATGCTGAACTTCCCTTATAACCTGCACAGAAGAAGTTCGTAGCAGAAGCACTGAAATATGGATCTACATAAACTTTGTAGCGTCCGTTCAATGTTCCTACGAAAGTGTTACCTGTGTCATCAACACCAGATCCGTCCATAACACCAGCCATAGCTAATGCAGATGCAACATCTGAAGATGTGATGAGTAAGTTACCTTTACCGCGACGTGTTGTCTTTGCAATTGCATTGGCTTCACGCTCGATTTGGAACATCAGACCTTTGAACTTCTCAACTGACCATCGACCATTAGAGTCTGTGTCAAGGTCAAAAGTTCCGGCTGTTGTTGTGTTATGAGCTGCACCGTGAATAGCTTGGTTGTAAATAGTTTGTACAACTTCACGGTTAATCTCTGCCAAAATCTCTGTTGAAAGAATGTTGGCCAATTCTGTTTCAGCATCCAAACCATGAACGGCTTTAAGATCCTGAGCTAATTCCATTGTGTACTCACCTTTGAGTGCACGTGACTTAGCTGTAACAGTTACCTTGTCGATAGCGAATGCCATCTCATTGAAATGTCCACCAGTACCAATACCAGATACCGAACCATCACCGACTGTCTCAGCAGTAGCTGTAGCTACACCAGTATTAACTGCGGTGGCCTCTGGTGATGCAGCTGCATCAAAAGATGTAGCTTCCGCACCAGCGGTAACATTGGATGCTGCAGTACCAGATCCAGACCAATGAGCCAATGGGCCGTCAACAAATGCATCGGGTCCACTTTGTGAATCATATTTAGGACGCATTGCGAAAATAAGTCCTGTTGGTCCTGTCATTGGTTGTACACCACAGACATCATAAGCAATAAGATTAGGCATTGCTCTACGAATCATGGAAATCAAAACAGGGTCAGCATATTGTACTTGACCACCGGCTGAAATGTTATTCGTAGGAATAGCCTCTGTCAACATTGATTGTTGACCTTGACTAGCCTGTTCTTTCATGGCAATTTCTTGGTTTTCCAGAAGGACAGCGGTTACTGCTCTTCTATATCGGTCCTTGATCTTAGGCATGTCGCCATGGTCTAAGACAGGAGCCCACTTCTTCTGAAGTCCTTCAGCTAGATACATTTGTTAATCTCCTAAAGTGGTTAATGTTTAAAAATTAATACTAAAATTAGTTATGTCGTTTCATAGCATCGACATAAATGCTCATATTTTCATCAACCTTTTCTTCAACTTCTTCAGTCTCGGTAGTGTTTTCAACTTCTTCAGTTAAAGGTTGTGTTGAATCGGTAGTTTTCGGAAAATAATTTTCCTTAATAACTTCAAGTTTTTCTGAAAATTGTTTCTCATCTTCGTAATCTATACCTTCGGCTAGTTTACCAAGTTTTTCTTTCTCTGTATCTGCGAGATCTTGAGAAACTTCTCTCAGAGATTCCTCTCTTTTGAACTTAGCGAGTTCTGTCTTAATGCCTACATTATGATTAATGGATTCATCAAGTTTTTTCTCTAGTTCTTCGACTTTTTCAAAGAGATCGTCAACTAAGTCAACTTTCTCTTCTGGAATGTCAATATAGTGCTCTTGGAAGAGATTCTTGAGGCCAGTCATGAAATCTTCTACGAGTTCAGAACGAATTCCTTTCTCGACTGCAATTTCATTCTCTTTCATCCACTCTTCTACAACGTAATTAAGATATCCGTCAACTTTTTCGGACATTGTAGAATTATGAGCTTCTTTGGCTTCATCAAGTTCTTTTTTGTACTCTTCCTCGTAATGTGCTAATCTTTCATTTACTTCGGCCAGAACCTTAGCTGAAACAGCAGTTTCAAAAATCGTTGCTGCTTTAGTTTTGAACTCTTCAGAAAGATCTTCACCACTTGTGATGGCCTCGATGTCTTCCTTAACATCAATCTTTAGATCTTCTTTCTTGAGTTTTTTAGATTCTGCTGGTACTTCTTCTTCATCGTCACCTTCCTCTTCTTCATCTTCTTCAGAAAGAGTAGATCCCATGATTTTACCAAAAGAATCTGATAATTCAGCCTTTTTCATAGAATTGAGTTGGTCGTAGATAGCTTTAACCATTCCAGCTTTAGTTTTAGGAATCTGAACGGCTTCTTCAACCTCTTCTTCTTCCTCATCGCCTTCTTCTTCTGGGTCAGCTTGTTCTTCTACTTCTTCTTCATCACCCTCTTCTTCTTCAGGTGCGTCATCTTCTTTAATCTTTTTGCCTGAAGACTCTTGCACAGCTAATTGCTCTTGTTCCAGTTCTTCTTCAGACTGTTGTTCCAAAATTTCTTCAGACATTGAAAATCTCCTATTAAATTAGTAAATCTTATTATTATTATTTATAAAAATATAAACTTTTACAGTTTGGTTATGAAGTCTTCAAAAGCACTAACGAGTGTCTGCTCTCTGTCTTTTCTTGAAGATTTCTCTACTTTTTCCTTAATCAATTGGATTTCTGCTTCTTTCAGAAGTCCATTATCCCAAATCCATTCCCGGCCTTCCATAATTCCAGCCACAAATGCTTCAGGAGCGGAAGGATCAGCAACTATATCAGCGGCAGTCGCAAGATAAAAATCATCCTGAACCTCCTGAACACCGTCCTTACTAGGTTTTAATGAACCCATTCCTCTTGATGACACACCTAAACGTGCACCTTCATCAATCAAATTCTTTACAATTTTTCCGTATGGAGTATCCAAAATCTTAGCTCTTCCCATAAAGTTTTGGTCAACTTCTTGTAATTCCTCAATCATGTGGGAAACTCGTTCCAAATTTACAGTTGGTCCGTCTGGATGTCCTAATTCACCGAAAGCTCTTTTCTTTGCGATAAATTCATCGGTATATCTTTTGGCTTCTTTTTGAAGAATTGCCTGAGGATAAATTCTACCATTACGATTTTTCGTATTGGATTGCATGAAAACCCCCTCAATGAAGTAATTCTTCCCACCTTTTTTTGTAGCTTCGGTAAGAAATTCTACATTGGTTGCTTCTTCGCTAATTAACTTCATAGTCCTCTCCGTTTATGATTCTAGTCTTCATCGCTTGTACTTTCACCGCTTTCATCAGCGAATCCTGTAGGTTTTGGTTGTCCTGGCGTCTTACCCATCTGTGTTCTTTTTCTGAAATCATCTTTCATTTTTTGTGCAATTGTTGGTCTAAGTTTTTTAGCCCAGATTTTTCCTTTTTTCTTTTCTAATTTTGTTGCTTTCTTTTCTATCTGTGCTTTTGTTGCAGCTGCAGCAGAATGATAAACGTGTGATTTATCTACTATAGTTAAAGCCTTTTTCCTCACTTGACGCTGAACCGCCTGGTCAATTTTCTTTTTAGTAGGAGGTTTCTTCGCTGTTATTGCTCTTTTTCGAGCTGCAATCTTAGCTACCTTTTTACTAACAATACTCCGCTTAATTCTCTGTTGTTGAGTCATTACTTCTATTAATTCAGAATAAGTCCTCATTTTTTCAACTCTGTTTTCTTTTCTTTTGCTCGTTGGGCTGCACCAGTACCACCTCTAACTGAAATTTTCTTTCCTGTAGCAGTAAGTCCTCGTTTTGCCATTCTTTCACTTTTTCTTTGTAATTTTTTAAATCCCGCCGTTTTCCGATACTTTATCATTTGTCTTTTTTTCTTTTGTCTAATTTTTCTATATTCTCGCTTCTTCTTCATTCTGTCGGCGGCTTTCACCTTCTCTCTTTTAGCGACAGTAAATTCCATTAACTCTAATTGAAATTCAGCTAATGTTTTCATTAATATGTGTCTCCAAAACCATGTTGATCACGATTATATCCAAGTGTGGCATTTTTCTCAAAATTGGGTAAATCAAACCCTGCAATTTTTCCTATTTCTATTCCTATCATATAACTATCAGCTGAAGCAACACCTATCGTTGTTACATTAACATCTCCAAGTACATTACTAGAATTTCCAGCTGCAGCCCCCATACCTATTGCTCCGATATGATTACCTCCACCTGCATAATTTATATAACCATTACCACCTCTTAAATAAGCAATAGTTTGTTCTGTAGTACTTCCATCAAAGTAAACTCTAGTATGAGTAATACCAGATGCTATATTCCACCAAAGTTTTCTAAGATTAATTTTTGGTGCAGAAATGGCTACTCTTGTACTACCATGTGTAAGTTGAGAAGCAAGTCCAGATACACTTCCTGTCAATGTTTTTCCTGTACCAATATCTGTTGCAGTTTCTGCAGTCCAAG